AAGACGGTGCAACTACTACAGGTGCAAGCATTACATTTGATGATGTCATGGAACTGTTCTACTCCCTCAGAAGTCCGTATCGTAAGAAAGCGGTGTGGGTTCTCAACGATTCCACGGTTAAGGCACTTCGCAAGCTGAAGGACAACACAGGAAACTACATCTGGAATCCGTCTGTTCAGGCAGGTGTACCAGATACCATTCTCAATCGCCCTTACAAGACATCAAGCTATGTGCCGGAAATCAAGGCTGGCAACAAGTGTATGGCATTCGGTGACTTTAGTTATTACTGGGTAGCTGACAGACAGGGACGCTCTTTCAAGAGACTGAATGAACTCTTTGCTATGACCGGACAGGTTGGCTTTCTTGCAAGTCAGAGACTGGACGGCAAGCTGATTCTCCCGGAGGCTATTAAGACACTTACCATCAAGAAAGCGTGATGTAAATGATAACGCTGAAAGAAGCGAAGAATTATCTGAGAGTGGATTATGATGAGGATGACAAACTGATTCAGAATCTGCTGCTTACAGCTAAAAATCTGGTAATGGACGTTGGTAGAATGGACGAGGATGCTTTTACCCAAAATGAAGATACCGTGCGGACTGCGATGCTTTTCGCACTTGGTTATCTTTATGAAAACAGAAGTAATCCCGATTATCAAAA